TACCAAATAGGGCCATCATATAGCACGTTTGAAGAATGCGAACAGGAACGCAGAAAAGCAAAAGAGGGTTTAATAGTTCACAACAGCCAAACGGTGGCTTGTCTTGAGGTTAGTGGAAAATAAACTGGGTCAGTGGGTTGTTTTGACGGATGATAATAAAGTGGTTATCATCACTACGCATAAGAGAATAGCCGAAAGGTATTTCAATGAACAAGGAAAACTACGATCTAAACGGAAACGGAAAGATTGATCCTGATGAGCGCGAGATCATGCTTGAAGATCGTCGCAGGCGTATGGAAGATCAAGACGCCAAGAGAGACACGCAGAGGCGGCTTACAGTAGCGTGTACGGCTGGAATGCTTGTCTACCCGCTAGTTATCTTTCTCGCAGTATGGGTGGGCTTAGATCGGGCCGCAGAGCTAATTACCGATATAGCTAGTGTTTATGTGATTGGTGCCAGTGGTGTTGTGGCGGCATACTTTGGTTTTAACGCAATGGAAGCCAATGTCTCGCGGAAAGAAAACGTAGATGTCAGGTGAGCAGGTACTAACGCACGTTATTGTAAAGCTGCTAGAGATTATTCTGGGCGTTGAGATGACGCTGTATCAGGGGGTTATGGTGTAATGTTTGATTTGTTGGGAAAACTGGTTGATCCAGTAAGCAACATTCTGGACAAGGTTGTTGAGGATAAAGACCAGAAAGCCAAACTTGCGCACGAAATCGCAACAATGGCAGAGCGTCATGCACAAGAGTTAGCGCGTGGTCAGATAGAGATAAACAAAGAAGAAGCCAAGTCACGCAACATCTTCATAGCAGGGTGGCGTCCGTTCGTTGGTTGGACTTGCGGGTTGGCATTGTTCTGGCATTTCTTGGGCTTGCCTGTCACACTTTTTGTGACGGGTTGGTTTGATTTACAGCATCCACCATTGCCAGAGTTTGACATGCAAAGCCTGATGACAGTGTTGTTGGGAATGCTTGGCTTAGGTGGGATGCGCACTTTTGAAAAGTTTAAGGGAGTAACGAAATGAGCTTTAAATTATCAAATCGCAGCTTGGGCAAGTTAAAGGGTGTTCACCCTGATATGGTTGCAACGGTTAAACGAGCTATTGAACTGACCAAGGTAGATTTTGGCATTTCATGCGGTTTGCGCACCGTAGAGGAACAGAAACGCTTGGTCGCTACTGGTCGGTCACAAACCATGAACAGCAAGCATATACCGCAGTCTGACGAATATTCACACGCCGTGGACTGTTTAGCGTATGTTGATGGCGATGTGGTCTGGGAAATCAATGTTTACGATGACATCTGCGATGCAATGGCTGCGGCTGCGAAAGAAACAGGTGCATCTGTTAAATGGGGTGCTGCGTGGTCGGAGGGTGATATACGCGCCTATAACAGCACCGCAGAGGCAGCTATGAACGCCTACATTGATCTAAGACGTTCACAGGGCCGCAGACCATTTATTGATGGGCCGCACTTTGAGTTAATGGCCTAAGTTTAGGTTTTATTGATCTGGATAGAGTGTTGGTGCGTATACAGTACATATTAACATCGCTATCCACGTTGAAATACTTATACATATCTTCATTGTCGCGGATTGCTATTTGACAAGCCTCATAGTCTGGCAAGATCAAATATGTTTCTATGTCAATCCCACGCAGTGAATATTCTATGTATAACGCTGTAAAAAATTCCATTGCACTCACTTTCTGTTTTGTTATCTTGTCGCAGTGGGCGGTTTTTACCCAGTTTTTGTTGGTAATCCCCTAGCTTATCCCGACACCTAGCAGCCGCCCACACGATCCTACTTTTCTCTTGGCAAATGCCACTTTTCAATCTGCGCCATAACTGCGTTTTCTGAGACACCCTCAACGTAGGCAATGTCATCTATGGTCATTTGTATGCAGAGCATACGGTTGACGCGCTGGGCAAGCTGTGAGGCTCTCTTAGGCCACTTGTAGGCGTATTCATTGATCTTCTTTGGGGTGCGAGGCTCTCTTGGCTTTGGCTGCACCTCTGGCTTTGCTGCTGTTTTCTTTTTGATTTCAGCTTTTTTCCAGTTTTCTTGTTCTCGTTTCATTTGCCACATTGTTGCGATTTCTGCTTCTGTCGGGCGTCGTCCATAAAGTTTCGTAAAACTTTCCGTCAGATTTACCATTAGATGTTATATCCTTTTTTCCTCAATTCTGCTGTAAACCGCCGCAGTTCTTGTTGTGCTGCGAATATTTCATTGTTGATGCCAGGTCTTGCATCTGTGCGGTATCGCTCATCTTGCAACCGATCTACCTGCTTGCGCAAGTATTTTAGTATCTGCTCGTCGGCTGGGTTTAGTTTCATCACCACCATCCTTTCACTGTGCCTAAAGTCCATGTTGCTACTGCGGCTGCAAATAGCACTGCTATAATTGTGTCTTCCCATGTCCACTTACCATAATGCATTACGCTGCCCCCCATGCTACGTCTTCATAATGCTCAAACCATTCGGGGCTTTCCAAATATGCCTTAATGCGCTTTGGCAGTTTGTAAGCGTCTGCGCCTTTAATCTTAGTGCGGCCCTCTGCTAGGTGAACATAATCTAAGTCAAAGTAATGTTCATCGTGGTCTAGTGATCCTACGATAACAATTTTAAACTCAACACCCTTAACCTCAACTATTGTTGTTGCGTGGTGCGTTGTGCGTCCTAGTGTAAAAAATCCCATTGGTTCGCTTCCTTTCTTACTGTATATGTAAACAATAGCGTTACTTTTTGTCAGTGTAAAGCATAAAAAGTATTTATTTGCGTTTTTATTTACAGGTGATAATCTGCCGCCATGTATAAGGTAGAGATAGAAGTATCAGGACAGCCGCAGGGCAAGGGCAGACCGCGTTTTACGCGCACTGGACACGCTTATACGCCACCAAGGACTGCTGAGTATGAACAGCGAATTAGGGCGGCTGCGTGGGCTGAAATGCAGCGTCACAACTTAGACCCCACCGACAGGCCAGTAGCGGTTGATGTCATAGCGTTTATGAATATCCCGAAGTCTTGGACTAAGAAGAAAAAGCTAGAGGCTGAATATGGTGCGATAAGTGCTGTTGGTAAGCCTGACCTAGATAATATCGCAAAGGCAGCTCTAGACGGTATTGCAGGCGACACAGGCGTTATCTTTGACGATACCCAGGTAGTAAGCCTCAAATGCAAAAAGACGTTCTGTCACCCTGATCGTGGGCCTGTTCTCTACATATCAGTGTCTTGGACTGAGCCAGAGGAATAAGACCAATCAGGGCCGTATTTTTCACGCCATTCTAGCGGCGATTTGTGGATAGCCAATTTGCTACTGTCCCATAAACCTTGGTGATGACCTTCGCAAAGCGGGATCGCAGTTTCATCAGATCGTTTTCTAGTTCCGTGGCGATCATGTATAGGGTGATGGGCTGTTGTTGGTGATCGTTGGATTTCGCCAAACTTGCGACAAACGCAGCAAGGTTTTTCCCGAACTTCTTGAAGGTATTTTTCATTCTTCTTTGCTTTCGGTTGTTTCTGGTATGGCTTCCGACCCGTCAGGTTCATTTGCTTTCCTTATTATTGTAAACACCTCACGCGGTACAAAACGGCAAACTTCAATTTCTTCTTTGTTGTTTGTTCTGTTCATGCCCATGAAAGTAACACGGTAATCTGGGATGCATTCTATGTTATTTACATCAACATAACCGATGGTTTTGCAATCATACCAGTGTACCATGAAAAGCGATGCAACACCTGTCATTTGTGTTTGTTGCTGCCCCAAGACGAGCTTTGACATCGGTATCATTATTTCTTTGAGGTTGTCGTATCGGTAATTCACAATCCTCATTTCTATAAACACGCGCGGTTTTTGGCTCTCCTTTGCTCTAGCGACAGCATCATAAATACTAAACTTGCGCTGTAATTTGCATACGCAATTCCAGTGTTGTGAAACAAAGTCTGCTAATTCTTGCTCGCGCCGTTCATGTTCTTTAGTCACCTGATATTGGGTCATAACCAAGTGTCTCCGCTAATTTAGCCATAGCCATTTCAAAGTAGCTGTTAAATTCGTCTTGCTCCATATCGTCAAAGCTAATGCTGTCTATGACGCGCATATGGCAACCCGCTAGGTTATTCCAACGCATCTTTATATACCCACACGCCCACTTTAAATCGTTGTGCAAGTGATCGTCCGTGGGCCACTTTCCAGTAGCCTCACGCACTTTGCGCAGCGTTGCCCAATACAAGTTATGTTGTGGGTTGGAACGCTTCTTTGTTTTCTGCATGTTGAAAACGGTGCCTTGTGAGCAATCTTCTAGCTGTATTGCATCGTATTCCGTTAGTGGAACCAAAGCACCCTCAACCTTCATCACTTGTATCTTACCACTGGCCATTTTTCCATTCACTCACTACCCTATTCACCTCTTGTTTTATCTCGTTGCGAAAGCCGCCGTATATTCTAAGAGTTTGTGCTTTATTGTAGTTAAGGAACATAAACATGCCGCGCATAAACCACTCGTTATTCATAGATCGTCCATCTTGAATTGGAAAACCCTCTGAAAATTGCCTCATCATTTCGGTCATTAAAGGTGTAAAATCTTTTACGCTGTAACTACCAAGTGCCTGGTATTGTTCTGCTGCAACGTTAAAATTTGCGCCTATTGCCGTTGCCATGCAAAATGCAGCCCGAAACGGTGCTGATCTAACGGCTTTTGTTTTTGGCTTTATTTCTTCGTGAATAAATTTGCTGGCTTCCATTAGGTGACTATCTGCCACTTGCAAAATATCAGATGCTACTGGTTTTGCAGTTCCTGTGCATCTTAATATGTATTGTATGGGCTGCACTACTGGTGAAGGTAGCCGCAGAATATCTGCATTTGTTCTTAGCTTTCCTTGGTCTAAAATCTTGAATATTTCGTCAGCATGATCTGCGACAGCAAAAATCATTTGTTGGTCTACTTCGCTATCTACAATAGCCTCTAACCTATGTTGCCCATCCACTATGTTTCCGTCTTTTCTAAATATTAAAGCACATGGTGTTTTTACCCATCTTCCAAGTTGCATCTGCAACGACATATGTTTCATATGCATATTAGAAACACGTCTATTGCCTTCGTTTTTACGCAAAAAATCTCTGGCGAACATTGGCGTAATGGTCATTTCGTAATAAGCAAATTCATCTGTTTTACCTATTAGCTTTGCTTCTCTTGGTGGAAAGTTTTTCATTGTTTTACCTTACTTTTGCTTTGTTTAGTGGGGGATTTACAGAACCCTTCCCCCAGAGGGCGCTCCGACATGGGTGGCTTGTGAACACCCACCTCGTCTGTTCCTAAAATGGTATTTCGTCCGATAACTCGTTTGACAGGTTTGCGCCTTCTGGCATCCGTTCATGTTCGGTATGCTTCACATCGCTTTTGGGTGGGCCTGCAAACTCTACCTGGTTTGCGCTGATGTTATAGTAAGTGGTTTTTTTGCCGCCATACTCTTTTTCATCTATACTGAGCTGTCCGCTAACAACTACTTTGCGTCCTTTTTTGATGTGGTCGGCAAGTTTGGTGTTGTAGTAATTGCAGCTAAACCAGTCTGTCCCCGCATCGCGGCTATAGCCCTTGTTAACCGCGACAGAAAAGGTGATAAACTCCCCTCTCTGGTTCTGACGAATTTCACTGTCTTTACCGACAGTCCCGACAATCGTGATAACTTTCATATCATTAACTCCACTTTTCTTTTTTCGTGTGCTTCTAAAACTTGTTCATATTGTGCCTCTGTTAGATCAGGGCTGTTGATGATTTTGGTGTATTTGCTCTCCGCTTTGTCAAACTGTTCTTGGGTGCAGTTTTCATAGAAGGTTAGCATAGCGTCTACGCGGTCATCTAAGTTAAGCGTCATTGAGGGCGTGGCTTCTTTTGGCTTTGCAGCTTTGAAATCGTCTGCTTCTTCCTCTGAGTAAACATCGCCGTGCAAGCCTACCAGTTTAAGTATTACCCGATCCTTGGCGCGTTTCTCTGCCATAGCGAAGGGGTAACTGTTTTTGTTGTTGTATGGTGCCGCTTCGCCAATAGACCACTCTGTAGCCTCTGCCATGTGGCCTGTTACACATATAACCGCCTCTTTAGCGGCTACGTCACATGCTATGATCTGCGGTTGGTCAAATACAATGTTGTGGTGCGCGGCTATCTTTTCCAAAGCCTTGTGCAATACAACTGGTGTTCCGTGGCAATCCCAAACCGCTTGGCGTTCTGTTAAGCCAATGTCTTTTAGGATTTCTTGCAAACGTGCGGGTAGTTTCTTAGCCATTATTTCATCGCCTCTTTTAATGCATCGTGTTCTTTGTTTGCTTGTGAAATGCCTTCGTCAATAGCGTTCATTGCAAGCACAACGTCTGATGATAACATGCTGTTTTGCGCTGCTACCAAGCAAAGTTGTTTATATATAGCTGCTTTAATAGCCAATGGTGTTGGGTGTTCATGTGTCATTGTTTACCTCATTTATTGCTATTTACTGTTTACATAATTATTTTTAACCTGTAAAGCATAAATATACAAATTGTTAATGAGGATGATAATGGAAAAGAAAACAATGTTACGCGCAGATGAAATACGCCGCCGATTGCGTGACCGTAATTTATCGGCTGTAGCGCGTGAGGCTAAAATATCGCGTCCTGTTTTATACCAGATTATGCGTGAGGATACCGACCCACGTTATAGCACTGTGGAACGGTTATCGGATTACTTAGAGGATTTGTCATGACAGTTACAAAGAACACACGCGCTGGGCAGAATGGTAAGAAGATTATTTGCACCCACTGCGGCAACATGAATACCGTTTATCACTTTTCTTGGGCAGCAATAACCTGTGGTGGTTGTGATCGTATGGTAAGCAAAGAAAATTTCTTAGACCCAGCGAATATGTCTAATTTAGCAGAACGTTGGTATAATTACACATGCTTACATGACGGTGAAATAGTGTCGTTTGATACCTGGCTAAACCGATGAAAAAACCCCCAGTCAAGAGACTGAGGGCTTTAGCAATAAGTAAGGATGCTGTATAATAAATGTGTAGAACCAGCGAGGTCAGAATAACAAACCTCGCCCAAATAAGAAAGGGCAAAAATGTCTCATTACATGACTGCGTTAGCTATGAAGCAACAGGGTTTAAAACCATCCACAAAAATTGTGTTGTATTGGTTAGCTGATCATCATAACGGCGAAACAGGTAAATGCTTTCCTAGCATAAATCGTTTAGCTGAACTTAGCGAAATGTCTCGTAGGGCTGTGGAAGGTCATCTAGAAACCTTAGAAACTCTAGGTTTAATAAAGCGTATAAATCAATTTAGAGAAACAGGCGGCAAATCTGCAAATTCTTACATATTAGAACTTACAGGAACATATGAGAACATAAGCGATGCGCAAAATCTGCGTATGGTATGCGAAAAATCTGCGCATGGGGATACGCAAAATCTGCGCATGAATAACCTTGGAATAAATAACCTTGGAAAAGAAACTAATAATTCATCATCTAACGATGAAGTAGATTATTATTTTGATCAGCTTTGGTCTTTGTATCCTAGAAAGGTAGGCAAGGGACAAGCGCGTAAGGCATTTAAGGCAGCTTCAAAGAAAGCAGACTTCTATGATCTACTTCCTAAGCTGATGGATTATGTGCAGACGTTAGAAGGCAAAGACAAACAATTTATACCGCACTTAGCCACATGGCTGAACGGTGAACGCTGGGAAGATGAGGTAGAAGCATGACACACGAAGAAAGAATTAGAGTTATTCTGGGTGAACTTATCAAGATAATGGAAGGCTATGCGGAGCCAAAACATTTAAACACCCAAAAGAAAAAAGAGGACGAAGCTAGAAACATTGTGCGGATGTTAAATCAGAAGTTTCCAAACGACACGACAGAGGATCACATTCGCGGCACAATGGATCGGGCGATGCTAAAGCTAAAAGAGGCGCACAAGTCACGCACTTGGCCTACAGCAGCAGATATTAGCGCAGCCGTTTCAAAGTCTATGAATACGCAACGGTCAAACATCCAACCAAGCAAGGGGCCGTGGAAGCCTGACACCCTGGCACTAAACGCCAAGCGTATCATTGCAGGGGAACCAGTGGGTGAGATGTATATACGCGGTAAGTTGGCAGATAAGATGGTGCAAATGGGCTTGATAACAGACGCGCATCTACAGCCATATTTAGAATACTTGTCAGCGAATAATATCCCTGCTAGAGTTGACCCACCTATATCATAGGTTTGCCTCACTGAAACTGCCCCCTCGCGTGATCGCTCCGCAGGGGGTGTTTTTTTGCCTAGAAGTGTGTTACTTTCTCAGCAAGAGCCGACCTCTCTCCCTCCCTGTTGGTCGTATGTAGCTCCATACATTTGGCTCTCCTCACTGACCCCCTGGACGCGGGCATGTTCGGGGGGTCTTTATTTCCTAAAAGAAAACCTTTATATTATTTACAAATCACATAGAGGGCGCACCCATGAAAGATGGACGGTCTTGGCCTGCGGATAAGGTTGAGCGTAGAAACATAAAAACCATTATCCCTTACGCAAGGAACAGTCGCACCCACAGCGACGAGCAAGTGGCGCAGATAGCCGCAAGCATCAAAGAGTGGGGATTTACCAACCCGATCCTGGTTGACGTAGATGGCGAGATCATCGCAGGACATGGACGTTTACTCGCAGCACAAAAGCTAGGTTTAGACGAAGTTCCATGCATTACGGCTGTTGGTTGGTCGGATGCACAAAAGAAAGCCTATGTCATAGCAGATAACAAACTGGCCCTAAACGCAGGGTGGGACGATAGTTTGCTAAAAATAGAGTTTAAAGAACTTACAGACTTAAATTTTGACGTAAAATTAACTGGTTTTAGCTTAGAAGAATTATCAGATTTATTTGCAGAAGAAGGTAATAAATACGAAGATGGCAAACCTGGAAGCATGGCGCAAAACTATGGGGAGCCACCTTTCAGCGTATTAGACACACGCAAGGCATCTTGGTTAGAGCAAAAACGCGCGTGGCGCACATTAATTGGCGACGATGGCGAAACAAGGGAAGATACGCTTGCAAACGGTGGAATGCTTGGCGATGTCAACAATGGCGTAAGTTTACTTGATCCTGTCTTAGCAGAAATTGTAGTGCATTGGTTTGGTATCAAAAACGGTTTGGTTTTTGATCCATTCGCAGGGGATACTGTGTTTGGTTTTGTAGCTGGCACAAAAGGCATGACATTTCAGGGCATAGAACTACGCCAAGAGCAGGCTAAATTAAATCAACAGCGATGCGATGAAGCAAAACTTTCTTGTGTTTACTATAACGACACAAGCGAAAACATGGATAAATATATAGAAGATAACAGCGTTGATTTAGTGTTCAGTTGTCCGCCATATGCCGATTTGGAAGTATATAGCGACGATCCAAAAGATTTAAGCAACATGAGCCACGACGATTTTTTCCAAGTCTATAAGCGCATTTTGCAAAATACCTACGCCAAACTTAAAGACAATAGGTTTGCGGTTATAGTAATGGGCGAAGTGCGAGGCAAAAAGGGAAGTTATATTGGCACAATACCCAAAACAATAGAGATAATGGAAGGGGCGGGATATAGATATTACAACGAAATAGTTTTGATAAATAGCGCAGGCACTTTACCGTTACGCGCTGGCAAAGCTATGCAGGCCACTAGGAAAGTCGGCAAAATGCATCAAAATGTGTTAGTATTTGTTAAAGGAAACCCCAAAACAGCAGCAGAAGATTTAGGTGAAATAAAAGTAGACTTAGGGGAAAGCGATGCAAACTAAGGGGCAGCATGTAACAGCCGATGTTTGGTGCGACGAGTATGATTACACAAACGCAGAATATTTGTGCGCAACCTTGGCTGAATGCATCGCAGCAAGTGGCCTTACCATACTTGGTTACAAGTTGCATGAGTTTAATAAACAGGGTGCTTTTACTTGTGTTTGGGTTCTTGGTGAAAGCCATTTTAGCATACACACGTTTCCAGAGCGCAATTTCTTTAGCATGGATTGCTATACTTGCGGTGAAAACGGTAAACCCCTGCAAGCTATTGCAGAGGCTTTAAGTTATTTTGACGTTAAGGAAAGTAAAATAAGGTTAATAGAGCGTGGCTAACGGTTTTTTATTATCTGTTAAACAAATGCGCTGCGCAGCCATTGGTGTCGCTTACAGCATAAATCATTGTGCGTTGGTCGCCAAAGCTATCAGCATATGCACACGCCTCGTCAATATTATTAAATTCTTGCTTAGTGCGCTTACCGCCAAAGCCGCGCACAGCAGTAAACATTACAGCAGTATCGTAACAGTATTGTTCAAATTCATTAAGTTTCATTGTTTGCCCTCCGTTTGTGTAAACATTATATATACAAACTGTAAAGGATTGCAATATGGAAAGTAAAGAAAATAAAAATAAAGGCGGTAGACCACTAATAGAGCTTAACGAAGAACAAAAGGGTGAGTTGGAAACATTAGCGGCTGTGCTTAACGTAGAACAGATTGCAGATTACTTTGGTATAAGCAGGCGCGTATTCTATGACATCATGGAAAGGGATGCAGAAGTTTCTGCACAGTATAAAAAAGGTAAAGCCAAAGCAGTGGGCTTCGTAGCGCAAAATCTTATACAAAAAGCCAGAGGCGGCGATCTTGGCGCACAGATATTTTACCTAAAAACACAAGCGGGTTGGAAAGAAACGCAAAAGGTAGAAGGCGCAGGCACCGAAGGCGAACATATTATTGCATACAAGTGGATGGATGATGACGACGAGGACGATTAGATATAAGCCTCGCAAACTTCTAAAGCCTTTTCATAAGCGCAGTGAACGCTATGCGATCATTGTAGCACATAGACGCTTCGGCAAAACCGTTGCTGCTATAAACGATCTAATCAGGGACGCACTAACAATACCGCGCAAGAATGTTCGTGTGGCTTACATTGCACCATACTACCGACAAGCCAAAGCTATCGCCTGGGACTACTTGCTAGAATACACCAAAGACATTGAGGGCAGCGTAGCAAACGCAAGCGAACTGCGCGTGGACTTTCCCAACGGTGCGCGGATACGTTTGTTTGGTGCTGATAACTATGATGCAATGCGCGGATTATACTTTGATTCTGTCGTGGCTGATGAACCCGCAGATTTTCCTGCAAATGCTTGGCCTACCGTAATCCGTCCAGCTTTGGCAGATCGCAAGGGACGTGCGACATTTATAGGAACACCCAAGGGCAAAAACGAGTTTTGGGAAATATGGCATGAAGCACAAGACGATCCAAACTGGTATGCAGAAATGTTCCGCGCTTCTGAAACATCAATACTGGATCAAGAAGAACTTGACGAAGCCCGACAGACAATGGGGGATGACCGCTACGACCAAGAATTTGAGTGTAGTTTTGAAGCGGCAATCCAAGGGGCTTACTACGCAAAAGAAATGAAAGCGGCTGGCGAGGACGGTAGAATATGCGCTGTGCCTTATGATCGCGCTGCATCTGTTATCACGGCATTTGATTTAGGAATAGGCGACAGCACTGCAATCTGGTTTGCACAGTTCGTGGGCCGTGAGGTTAGGATAATAGACTATTACGAAAACAGCGGAGTAGGATTAGATCACTATGCAAAAGTTCTCTTGGACAAAGAATATCAATACGAGCAACACATTCTGCCGCATGATGTCCAAGTCAAGGAACTGGGAACAGGGAAAAGCAGGCTTGAAACGCTTGACGCGCTGGGCATACGGAACATTGAGATTGCGCCGAAACTAGCGGTAGAGGACGGCATACAGGCAGCGCGTAGCATGATCCCACGCTGTTGGTTTGATGAAAGCAAATGCACTAGGGGTATTGAGGCACTTAGACAATACCGCAGGGACTACGACGAAAGGCTGAAAACCTGGCGGGGTAGACCATTGCATGATTGGACTTCTCACGGTGCTGATGCGTTCCGATATTTAGCTGTTGGTTATAAGCCTGCGGCTGATTGGGGCGAGCCTATTAGAAGGAATTTGCGCGGGATTGCGTAATATGCTAAAGTCGCCCTAACAATAGGGCGTTTCATGGCTAGAAAAACCACTACAAAGAAAAAAGGTGCTGACGGCAAGGCTTGCTGGAAGGGCTATCGTTACGCTGGAACTAAGGGCGGCAAGGATCGCTGCGTCAAAGTCAAGAAAAGGAAAAAGTAATGCAATGTCCAAACACTGGTAGTGCTTGTCCAAACCCATCTATGTGCAAGAACGGTTGCATCTACGATAAGCTGAAAGGTAAAAAGTAATGGCTTGCGGATATAAGAAAAAAGGTCGCAAAGGCGGGAAAAAGAAATAATGGCTGACAATTACGATGATCGTCCACAATACATCAGTTTCATGGATATGATTGACGGTGGCGGTGCTGGGCGCAGCGGTGATCGCTTTGAGGGCGGTGGACTTCTAAGCCTCTTAGCAAACGAGTTATTTAGACCCGCAGGCTATGAAGATCGCTTACGCCAACGCAAGAATGATACTGGACGCGCTGTTACAACAGTAGTTGATGAATTGATGCGTGAACGTGCTGCCATGAAGGAAATGGATCGTCAGCGTGGTTTGCAGCAAGATCGCTTTGATCCTCGCGGCCCTAACCAAATGTCACCAATGACATCACCTACGGCTGCACCTTCTGATTACCCAGATATGTCTATGCCATCTATACCAGGCTACACTGCTTTGACAGCACCCAGTGCTCCAGAAGTAAATGCATCAATTTATAATTCTCGCGATCAATTTGATTTGCGTAAAGGTGCGTTAATACAAAATTATTTATATTATCGCGATGAAGCACCCAATGGTTTGCAAAAGTTTCTAGATAAGGTTTTAGAATTATATGGAATAGATGGTTTGCGCGAACTACAGGCAAGTGTCACGCCTGATATGTCTTATCGGGGCAGTCAGATTGTCCCAACCATGAGCCAGCCCAGTGTTCCAGAAGTGGCGCGAATGGCATCAACTGACCCACGCTTCTCGCCAACTTTTGCACAAGATTATGGTGACTATTTGGAATATATGAACACAGGGCGGTATCCTCGTGGCTAAAGACCCTCGCCTAACTAAAATTGGTGCTTCTAGGTTTAACCAGTGTGTAAGAACACCAGGACACGCTAGTAAATCCCACGCAGTTGTGGCAAAAGAGGGTAGTAAGACTAAGCTAATACGGTTTGGTCAAAAAGGTGTAAGTGGTTCGCCACCTCGCAAAGGCGAGAGTGAAGCCAACAAAAAGCGCAGAGCATCGTTTAAGGCAAGACACGCCAAGAATATTGCAAAGGGTAAAATGAGCGCAGCATATTGGGCTGATCGCTGTAAATGGTGAACTAAATGGCTATTACGACCTATTCAGAGCTAAAAACATCCGTTGCTAACTGGCTAAACAGGGATGACTTAACATCTGTTATTCCTGACTTCATTAGCTTGGCAGAGGCCGATATGGAGCGCAAAGTACGCCATTGGCGCATGGAACAACGCTCTACAGCATCATTAGACGCTAGATATACGCAGTTGCCACAAGGCTTTATGGAAGCTGTGCGTTTTCACTTAGACGTTGATGAGCGTCCAATAGAGTTATTAACTCCCTTGGCATTGCAGCAACGCAGGCAAGGCAATGCAGATACCCAAGGCAAACCTCAGTATTACGCCATCATCGCAGGCCAGTTAGAAATATGGCCTACGCCAGATGCATCATATACTGGTGAGCTTTATTATTATGCGCGTACAACGCCATTAGACGATAGCAATACCTCAAACTGGATTTTGCAATACTTCCCTGATGCATATCTCTATGGTGCCTTGGTGCATTCCGCGCCTTACCTGGTTGATGACCAACGCACTGCAACATGGGCTGCGTTGTATCAAAGTGCAATTGATGGTATAAATAGCAACAACGAAAAAGCTAAATTTGGTGGTTCAGGCTTGCGTATGCAAGTAAACACATTCTAGGAGACTAACATGGCAACCATATCAGATTATGTGCTAGACGCTGCGCTGACCAAGCTGGACACC